TCAAAAGTGACCCGCTCGTGTTTGCCCCCATCAACAGGGACATCAACAGAAACAGGCCACTTGTAGCAGTTGGACTTTTTAAGAACGAATCCCATAAAAAAAGAAATTCACCCCAAAACTAGCGCACTATGTAAGTGCCAGGCTGTACTCATCATTGCCCGATGTTGTCGGGGTTGCTGTGTAGTCAAAGTTCAGCATCTGAACGCCGTCAGAATCTGAGTAGCTAACAGCAGACAAATCAGTCTGAGGTGCGCTGAAAGTAAAAATGTTGCCAGCCGTTTGACCATGCTGGAACGTGTTGTTGCCAGTAGCAGAGCCAGTGATGGCAGTGAAGTAGTTCTTAGTTGCCATCGTGACGGCCTCCAGAACAATGCTGCCACCGGGGCGACGATCAGTAATCAGCACTTCCTTGCTGCCACCAACCAGCTCGCGATAGACGCTCTGATTGTTCTGATCGAAGCTGAACGACTGCACCGCGCCGGCATAGCTGAACAGCTGCTGGCTGGTGGTGTTGCCGTTCTTGAACAGCACCGGCTTGGCTTGGTTCTGATACGTCGGCGTTGCGTTTGAAACGTCTGTCGGCTCGTTATAGATGCCAACCATCGTGAAGCTGATTGTCGGAATCTGGCCGATCTCTGCGGAGATAGAGAACGAACCGCGAGCGCCAGTCACTTTCTGGCGAACGCCATCCTGAAAAAAGTAGATGGTGACAGAGTCAAAGCTGCTGCTCACCGGGGCATAGGTGACCGAAGTGCTGGCCACGATAGTTTCGCTGTTGCCGCAAGCCTTAAGCAAAGGGCCAAAAGCAGGAGCGGTGCCGGCCGTTCCAGAGCCGACCATCTCAACCTCAAAAGTCACCTCAACGCGCTGATTCGCGTGAAGCACTTCATAGTTGCCCATATAACCGCGAATCAGTTCGCGCTCTACAGCGTCAGACTGAAAAGGGCTAATTTCAAGACTGCGAACAAGAACCGCGTTTGCAGAACCTGTTGGCGTTGGATCGGTTCCGTAAGTTGACTCCTCTTTCGCCAACAGAAGGCGTTGACTTGTTCTAAGTGCCATTGGTCAAAACCTCAGTTGGAGACAGGAAGTTGACTATCAGAACCCATAATAGTCACGGGCCTTGAGTCAGGTCAGCGAGCCGGGTGCGATAGCGCACTAAATACTCAACACCAATCACACCAGCTGGCTGATCAGCGTCAACCATCTCAAATGTTGTCGTTCCTGGCTGCACGTCGATTGCGTAACCGCCGAGCGTCAGGTCAGCCATGATTTTGCTGTGCAGACTCTCAACGATCGGGTCTGCAACTTCATCAGGCGTGTCGCCTCGCACGATCACAGACACACGCACGGTGAGCGACCAGTCCAGCGTTGGCAGGCTGGTGTTTTGTTCGGGCGTGTCGCTAATTGCCTCAACAACTAATGCAGGGCTCTCACCACGCTGCAACGGCACCACTCGGCTTCTGTAGATGCGCGCGCCAACGTCGGTCGTCCCGCTCAGGCTGCTGACAATGTCATCGAGAATGTTTTCGCGCAGCGTCGTCATGTCTTCTGCAGCGAGATCTCACAAAGCAGTCCGTCATCAATCAGGCGCGTCTCACGCACTGTGTAGGCAACAGAATCAACGGTGATGCTGGTGCCTGCTGTAAGGGTGCCAAAGTCAGAAGCCTTCGCGGTGATTTGATAATCAGTGCTAAGCACCATGTCGCCAGCCAAGACTTGACTGGGCTGATCAAGAATCACATTGGCAGTCGTTGCGCCTGACGTAGCAGACACATTGAAGTCACCTAGGAAAACTCCTAGGTCATCGGCAAGCGCATCAAACGCCATCATCCTTAGCTTTGCTGGTGCGTTTTGCCTTGGGCTTAGCAGATGCTGCGCCCTCGACTGCTTTACCCATGCGGATCAGCAGTGCGCCGTCAGAGTCAGACACGTCATAAGACTGGCCAGCCTCTAGGGCTTTGCCAGATGCCATGACGTTTCTAGTGCAGGTGATTTTCATGAGAAAAAAAGGGGACCGTTGCCGGCCCCCTCCCCGTTATCAAGCGGTGGTGATGTCCTCGATTGAGGCAAAGGCAGATGCCTGACGCACTGCAACATCGAAGGTGATGATGCCGCGAACCGAGGTCAGAGCCTTGCTGAAGTCATCGGAGTCAGTGCCCACGGTGATCTCAAGGCCGTTGCCGTAGAAGCCCAGCATTGCCTGGCTGAAGTCACCAGCAACCAGAGCAGAGCACACTTCAGAGCTTGAGCCCTTAGTCAGGTTGGAAGGGACAGCGTTGGTGACGGCAATCGGGTAGCCATTCAGGGTCAGAGGCGTGGGGCCACGACCAACAGCCTGCAGATCGGTGTTGTAGAGGAACGCACCGTCAGTGGTGGTGGAGCCACCAGCGCGGAGTTTCTTCAGGCCACCCATCACCTTGGCGTTAGTGACATAAGCCATGTTCGGGCCGAAAGCGTTGTCCTGGGTGACTTCAGTCTCCAGGTCAACAATCTTCTCCATGGTGATTGCACCGCCGTTGGTGCCCATGGCCACAGAGCCGATGCCGCTGGTGTTGCGGATGCCGGTAGGTTGACCGGAAGAACCGGAACCGTTGAGCACTGCAGAATCAACAGCAGCGTTAATGCCGTCAGTCAGATCGCGACGGATCAGCTCTTCAATGCCAGGAGTGGCCTGCAGCAGCGTTTGACGGCTGTAGCGGGAAAGGGCCGCCAAGTTCTTGGGCGACATTGAAATTTGATCGAATGTCGATTCCGACTGCGTGATTGCAGTGGTCTCGTTCGCCAAGTAGTAGGTGGAAGCAACACCAGAGCGACGGGGGATAGCCACGTCACCGACTAGACCGGTCAAGGTGCGAACACCAAGGCCAACCACGGGGGAGGAGTTCCGCAGGGCCTCGATGAAGTCATCAGCCAGCAGATCGGTAGCAACCAAGTTGCCGCCAGTAGTTGCACCAGAAGTGACGTAGGTGGCGCGTTGGCTCAGGGCAGAGAACGGAACAAAGAAGGAACGCTCACCAGTAGCGCTAAGGCCAGAGGTGCGTGCAACTTCTTGGCTCAGTTCACGAACAAGACCAGCACCGTGAGAGGACCAGTCGCCAGTGATCAGGGCGCGAACGCCGTCGATCATTGAATAACGCTCTTGCACTGACTGACCAAGGTCAACAGGTGCCACGGTCTCGACAGGCTTAGCGCCGATCTTCTCAAGCACAGCCTCACGGGCTACGTCGAGAGATGAACCGTTCTCAATCAGCTGATCAGCAAGGTCACGCATATCGTGCTTGCCGCACAACTCTTGAATGTTGCGGATGCGGTTGCGCTCTGCAGAAGCTGCCTTTTTGGAAGCTTCATCGCGCACCACATTGATGTCGGGTGCTGTGGACATTTGATTCTCAGAATCGGGTGAACTTTGTGGTGCGACGCGAGCCGCAGAATCCGCCGGAATGGCTTCTTCTTTCTCGATTGTAGTAGTGGGAAGCAAGGATCTTCCAAAGCCAACCGAGGGATCAGCACCGCTAGAAACGACGCTGATTTCATATGGCTCCCAGGAAGTCGCTACAAACTCGTTGTTGCGTTCTTCCATCTCCTTAATTCGATAACCAACGCTCACATTGCGCATAATTCCATCTTTGACATCCGTCAAAATTTCCTGCGCAAAAGCATTACGGCTGAATCGAACGCGACTGAAAGCCTTCTTTTTGTCCTTGTCTAAGTAGGCACGCTCAACAACACCGATCGGTCGATCCATGTCGTGATTGAACAGAAGCGGTGCGCCATCGTTCAAACGTGCAAAGTCAGCAGCGCCATCCTCATGGCTCAGCACCTCCATCCCAAAGCCCCGCTCTACTGGGTACTCAGAGCTGAAGCTGAACTGCATCACGCGGTCTTCCTGCTCCTCAAACTTGGTCTCACCAGCCCGCTTGTAAAGGGTTGGAGCAGAACGCAGAGCAGCAATCTTGGTCAGCGTTGAGAAGCGATGAGCAACCTGCACATCAGTTGCCTCATTGCCTTCATCGGTCTCGCGATAAACCGTAATCAGTGCAGCGGGATCATCCTCATCACCGTTCACGGTGAAGTCAGAGTCAGGGACATTGATCGTGCCGTCACGCTCGATGCGATCAATGCGGCCCTGTGCTGTGCCACCTGAGCTGTTCCAACGCACAAAGTCTCCGACGCTAAGTTCGTCGGGCTCGGCCCTTACTTGCGATTCGTCGGACATAGTACGTTCGCGGATTTCTTTAATTCTATCCGCCTTGTTAGTAGCCCACACCTGCCCAGGGTCTCCACCCCACGCAGCCCAAGCCACACGGCCATTAGACGGGTAGCCGTCCTCTCCAGGGGAAAAACCTTCGCCTTGTTTGTCTACAGAGTGTCTGGCGAACCAAGCGGCCATTGTGATCACTGTGTCGGCAGATAGCTCATCACCGCTCAGGATCTGCGTGGCTCTGCGTGCAGCAACATCAGTGCCGCCAGATTCACCATCAGCCTTCCAGTCGCGGTAACGCTGTGCCTCTTCCTTCATCCCTGCAGTAGGGCTGAGGTCAATGTCTGTGCCGTTAATAGTTGCCAAGCTCCTCTTCTCCAACGTTTTCTGCATCCTCGCCACCAGGCGCAGGCGTGTCACCAAAGGCGTCGATGGTGTTGGCCGGCTTGTACTGGCTAGCACCGCTGCCATTCACAGCAGACGGATCGGTGTCCGTGATGATGTTCATTTCGTCGAGCTTGGCCAGCTCTGACTGACGGGCAACCAAGAACTCATCAAAGTCCCCACCGTTTTCAGCCACACAATCGGCAAGCGTCTTAAATCCGCTGCGCACTGCTGCCTTCTGTGCAGCAATCTCCTTCTGCGGGTCAACGTAGTGGTAGCCCCTGCAGACCCAACGCACAGCTTCGTAACGCTCAGGCTCAGTTTCGTAAGTAGGCAGATTTAGTGCACCACTAAGCACAGCCATCTCAAGCCAAGCGTCATAAATCGGCTGATAGAACTGATCTTTCATCATCTGCTGTATGGATCGCCAGTTGTCGCGGTCCTGCAGTAGAGCGAGTCGTGATGACGAATAATTTGACTGCGAATAATCGTTCGACAGGACCTCGTAGCTGCACCCGACACCCGCGCCGAGTGCCCTGAGCTGTGCCCTAAGGAACGGCTCATATTCGCCAGTAGGCGAATCCATGTCAGGAATGGTGACCGTTTCGCCTGGCTGCAGGTACTTGAATTGCCCAGGCTCAAAGCCTGTTACCCGCTGTTCGTCATAGATCTCGCCGCCTGGGTCAAGCTCACCCTCCGGTGATTGGATGAATCCCATCAGAGCAGAACTTGCTCTGGCACGCACAACACTCGCCTGTTCCCAACCATCTAAGTGGTGCATCCTCTGCATCGCCGATGCAAGCCAAGGCACGCCACGGGTTTGCCCAGGGCGTGCAGATGTCCGGTCAAACAGATGGATGACATCCTTTGCCGGGACAATGATGTGACGCTTGCCAGGCTCCCGCGTAGGGAACGCAGTGTCACCAGGGTGACGGCTTAAAAAGGCATAGTTAACAGGACGGCCAAACTTGTCCAGCTCAACGCCAAGTTTCCATACGTTGCCGGGTTTGGTTGTAGAGCTGTTGTAATCCTCGTCAAGCTGGTCAGCCTCAAGCACCTCAAGTGCAAAGTTGACTTTGCTGCGGCCAAACTTCTGGCGCACCATGCGGATAAAGACTTCGCCGCTCTCGCACATTGATGAGACAGCAAGCTTCTCAATGTCGGCAAAGCACAGCTGGCCTGCAGTGTTGCAGCTGTCTTTACGGCCCCACATCGACCAAGCTTTTTCAATCTGCTCGTTAATGCGGATGTCAAGCTTGCCGCCACGCTGACGCATCACCTGGGCTTGCAGCCTGACGCCTGTCCCTACAACAGAGTTGCGGACAACTCGAACAGCAGACTTGGCATAGTCGTTGTCGCGCACAAGCTGACGCGACCTAGACCGCAGGCGCTTCAAGCTGCCCTTGATCTCTTGATCAGCAGAGGTGACAGAGGTGACCCAATCAGCAGTCAAGCGACTGGCTTGGGCACCGCCAAACA